TGGTGCGCCTCATTACGATACTGATGAGGAACCCGTCACCATACTAACAGCAGATTCCGATTCTGCATATTCAAGAATCTCCATTGGCGGAGGGACAAGTGCCGGTAATGCCCCTTCTCAGATCTTCTTCCATACCGGAGCCGACACAACGACCACCGGCAACAATACCGCAACTGCGGCAATTACCTCAACAGGTTTGGGAATAGGCACTACGAGTCCTAGTGGTAAATTACATCTTCTTGATTCATCAACCCACCTAACAACGATATTTGCCGGAACAAAAACAAGTGATGGAACAGTCGTTGATTTATCATTCAGAAACGGCGCAGACTCAATCGCTCAAATTGGTGTTCTCCGAACTAATAATAATGATGAAGCGGCCATGATATTCGGAACTCAACCGAATGGTGGCAATGTTACTGAAAGAATGAGAATTGCTTCTAATGGTAAGGTCGGAATAGGCACTACGAGTCCCGCTCAAGAACTAGATGTAAGTGGCAATATAAAAACGGACAACAAACTATTCGTTTCTGATTCATTCCTTAGAGATGATGGTGCTAATTTCAAAGTCGTTGGTGAGTCCCAAACGCAGTATCAGGTGCAGGGACAATACGGAGCGCACATCTTCTATACTCAAGATGGAAGTGGTTCTGCACCAAACAACTACACAGAAGTCTTCAAGGTCAATTACTTGGGTAATATTGAACTTGGTAGTAATAGAGATACAATTATTGGTATGAAAGGTACTGCCCATGATGCGGCAGGTAAAGCCCTCACAATATCTGCCGGAGATACTACTGCCGGAACCACAGATAACATAGCAGGTGGAGACTTAATCTTTGAAGGTGGCATAGGTAAGGGAACCGGCGCAGGTGGAGCAATATCCTTCAAGGTCGCAAATGCAGGTAGTAGTGGAAGTACGCTGAACACACTAGCAACTGTGATGACAATAGCAGATGATGGAACGCTAGAGCATATGAAAAATACTGACGCAATAGCATATCATGGTAGGGCGGCCATAGGATATTCTGGACATAGCGACTATGCCGCTTTCGGCCATCTTGACACATTCGATACCGGAGGCTATGCCCTACTTCAATACGCAGATGGGAGAACATTCCTAAACGCAGAAGCAGGTCAGTCCATAAGATTCAGAATACACAATAACGATAAGATGATTTTAACCAATACAGGTAATGTAGGAATAGGCACTACCTCACCGACAGGGAAACTAACTGTCACAGGTTCAGGACACGACCTTATTCACCTGAACAGGACGGTGGACAATGTTGGCTATGGTGCAGGTATAATCGGAAGGCTAGGAAACTCAGCATCCACAACCGCCGCACATGAGTATGCCGGAATCTTCTTCCAGATAGAAGACAACACAGATGGTGCGGAAGCAGGTAGCATAGCATTCAACACATCAAGTGGTGGGACTGCGGCAGATCAAGGTAGCACTCATGCTATGCAAATCACATCTGCGGGCAGAGTGGGAATAGGAACTTCATCTCCGACTCATCAACTACACGTTGTAGGAAACGCGATGATTCAGAAAAACGAGTCCGATTCCGAGAACCTCATGCTAAGGCTCAGGGATTCGTCAGTCAATACGATTGGAGAGAGAATAGGCATAGAGGGCTATTGGAACAGCGTTCCTGCCGGACACATAGAATTTGAACTAACCAATGTCGGAACAGGCGCGGCGGCTATGGTGTTCAGCCCCCATAGTGGCAGTAGCACCACGAACGAAGCCCTGCGAATCGCGGCTGATGGCGTAGTCACAACGGCTTCCGATCTGACGGTTGGAGGCAACCTAACCGTAAGTGGTACGACCACCACTCTCAACACCGCCACTCTCACAGTCGAAGACAACACCATTGTCCTGAACAGCAACGTCACAGGGACACCTGCTGATGTCGATGCGGGTATCGAAATCGAGAGGGGGGATGAGACAAACCCCACGTTCCTTTGGGATGAAGGAGGAGACTATTGGGAAGCAGACGGGCCGGGAACCGGCAACAGTTTCGTAGCACAGAATGCAAATGGATACATCGCGCTTGGGCCTCAGAACTCATCCTATGCCCACATCACCACAGACAGAGGCAGGTTTTACTTCAACCGCGACTTGGTTATTGGTGAGAATGCAATAGCATCCTACAACGGTGACTTCGCCATTAGAAGGAATCAGGACTCCCAAGACCAGATTACAGTCAAGGAACACGCGATGACATTCACATCTGACAACAATGTGGTCATGGCTATTGATGGGACTAACAAGAGAGTCGGAATCAACGAAGGGACTCCTCAGAAGGATCTTCACATCAAGAACCTCAACGAGGCGACAATCCTACTCCAGAAATCCGAGGCGGGTGAGAATTACCCAAGAGCAACCGTACAGTCAGCAGTCAATGTCCATGTGGCTGACATCGCGGGTGCGGTTTCTGCTAACGCAACGAGCGTAACCATTGACGGATCGGGTGCTAGTAGTTTCGCATCGAGTGGTAGGGCTGAGATAAGGTCTAATCAGGACACGTTCACCTACACAGGCAAGACCGACAATGGCGATGGCACATTCACGCTCACAGGCATACCATCAAGCGGTGACAATGCCATAACTTCCACAGACGACAATGCGAAAGTCATCAATCATCCTGAGACATTCACGATTGACGGAGGTAGCGGACAATCAGCCATGCCCACAAGCGGGACATACTACATTCACAGGACAGGTGACTCCTTTACTGCTGATTACAGTTTTAATTCTGGAACAGGCATTGGTACGTTCACCAACGTAGTCGGACTGAGGGAGAGCCTACTCGATGGCGACATCGTGGACTCGGACAGCCCCACAACAGCAGTCATCGGCTTCATGGGCAACGACCAGAGTGGAAGCGGTGGCAGGATTGGTTCTTCGATAAGCCATGTGGCTAGATCGGCTTTCGGAGATTACAGGCTAGACTTCGGTGCGGGTTCCTATCTCCAAAAAGACCCGTATTACGAAGCAAACGAGTTCAACTACTCAGTCGAGACTGAACCGAGGATGTCCATCTTGGATAACGGATTGATAGGCATAGGTACTACGAGTCCATTACACGCACTTCATGTAAAAGGTTCAGGAGTGCAGAAAATAAAGGTCGAATCCACAGACAACGAAGCGGCAATAGAGTTGGCATCCGATTCAAGCGGGCCGTGGGTCATGTATTCTGCCAACAGTTCTGATGACCTTCGTTGGTTTGGAAACAGCGCAGTAAGAATGTCATTGACATCTGCGGGAAGACTCGGAATAGGCACTACGAGTCCCGGAGATACGCTTCATCTTACGGGCGGTCAAGGCTACATGAAGTTCGGAACAAGCGGGTCGAAGGGTCATGTGAAGTCTGACTACAATCTTGAATTGTATGCTGATGATGGTGGGAACAATTCTGCGACTTATCAGAATATCAAGTTCTTTACTGCGGGTAGTAATGAAAGAATGAGAATTGATTCTTCGGGTAAGGTCGGAATAGGCACTACGAGTCCTGATGGGTCGCTTCATATCGCAGAAAGCGGGCATCAAACATTGACTCTTGAAAGAACAGTAAATAATACCAACTACGGTTCGGGTATTCATTTCCAACTAGGTGATTCTGCTTCCGCTACTGCCGGACATAACTATGCCGCCATGTATGGGGCCGTTGAGGACAATACCAATGGGGCAGAAGATGGCTACATCGCCTTCCATACATCGTTAGCGGGAACACTCGATGAGAAGATGAGAATCAAATCCGATGGTAAGGTAGGGATAGGCACTACGAGTCCACAGTCCAACTTGCACATCTCAAGCGGAACATCGGGTGATGCTACTGTTATCATTGAGGCTGATACTGATAACAATGCAGAAGGTGATATTCCTCGACTGTGGTTTAAGGCAGATGGTGGTATCACCGAGGGTGCTATTCAACTAAGCGACAACGAGTTGGACATCATATCAAACAGTGGAACTGCAAATGGTATAAGATTCCTAACCGGAAGCACAAGCAACACAGGAACGACTGACCCCGCTACTAATGCGACTGAGAGAATGAAAATCTCACCTTCGGGTGACATCACAATGACAGAAGACCTTGATGTGGCAAAGCACTTCTCCTTCGACACACAACATGTTGGTGGTTCTGCCGGTGGAGGTACAGGAACGGAGAATGGTGCTAATACATGGTGCAAGATTCTGGAATGGAATCCCGGTACGGGGCAATTCAAGGACTTGAACGTGACTCTAGGCATTACTGCGGTGGATATAGGGAGTCAGAACCAAGCGATAATCAACGTCTATGGTAGGTCTAACGCTACCAACGGCGCACACACCATGAGTGTCAAAGTCATATCACTGATAAGCACTGTTCATTTGCAGGATGACTCCTTCAAGATGATTACCGAGGGATGGGGGCAACCGATAGAACTCTGGATGAAGAAGTACGGTAGTTATGGTACTTACAATTGGAACGAGATAGCGAAGAAAAAGTCTAGTAGCACCA